CACAGGAATATTATAGTTGCGATGATAGGCAAAATAAAGACGTTCCGAAAAAAGTTTTTCCCAACCATATTCACTGTCTGGATCAGCTGGATAAGCACTTTCTTCACGACAATCTGGGTTATCGGGATCAAGTTGATTGTGTTCTGGATACATGCAAGCAGACCCAGAATAGAAAATTTTAGTCTTATTTACGCCATAGCGTTCATTCATTTTTACCTGTTGATCAAGCACGTTGAGATTGATTGATACTGAGTTGTGCATAATATCAGCATCATGCTCTCCAGTGAAAACAAATCCTGCTCCACCCATATCAGCAGCAAACTGATAAACCTCATCAAATACTTGAATATAACGATAAGGAACTGAATTGTAGAAGTTTCCCGATGTACCCTTCCATTCAAGGACACGACGAACAAAATCTACATCACGAAGATCTCCAAGAACAAATTCATCTGCCTCAGTTGGAGAAAATTCTGGTCTTTTCATGTCAACTCCACGTACCCAATATCCTTCAGACTTGAGACGTTTGACCATGTGACTACCGATAAAGCCACCTGCACCAAGAACTAGTGCTTTCTTAGTATACTGTGTCATACTGGATGCCATTGTAAATTGTTTTTAGTATAGTTTTCAACAACCTCCTCTATGTAGTCAATCATTTCACGAGTAATAACTGGACTACACCCAAGGAAGAATACATTATCCAACACCTTAGAAGCGTTAGGATAGTTTGATGCTGGTTCGATGTGACGATATCCAGGATGTGCAAGAATATTACCAGCAAAGTAATTCCTTGTCTGAATACCATGTTGTTCTAAATATTTGACAAGGTTCGGTTTACCGTCCTCGTACACAATAGGAACTCCAAACCACGAGGTTTCAGCATGTTCTTTCTCTTCAATAACCCTCGCACCAGGGATCTTAGAGAAGATCTCATGAAGTCGAGCTTTGTTGAGACGACGGATAGCATGTATCTCTATTTGCTTCTCCAACTGTACAAGACCAATAGACCCCTGCAGATCGGCAGGCTTGAGATTGTATCCTTGAACGCCGAAGACATACTTATGATCGACATCCTTGTCGTACCCTTCCAACCAGCGGTCGAAGCGATTTCCACAAACACCGTTGGGCAATTTATTTTGGGATCCTACACAGTAGCATCCACGACCCCACCAGGCAAAAGATCTAGCGATCTGGACAATCTCTTCAATGTTGGAGGAAACCATTCCTCCTTCGATAGTACTGATATGATGCGCTGGATAAAAAGAACACGACGCTGCGACGGCATGTTTGGTAAGAAGATCACCTCTCCACCTACTGCCAAGACTATCACAGTTGTCAGCGATGTACTCAAGGTTATACCTGTGGATAATATCGAGAAACTTATCAAAGTCGTAGGGATTTCCCAAGACAGGTGAAGAAAATACAGCCTTTGTTTTGGTTGTAATCTTTTCTCGGATCTGATCTAAGTTCCAGTTAAGATCACTATAATCAATATCAACGAAGACAGGTTTCAATCCATTCTGAATAATGGGATTGATTGTAGTTGGGAAACCACATGCACAAACAATAATCTCATCACCATCTTGCCAATCAAAATATTTTTTCAGAGCAGCAATCATCACTAGGTTCGCAGAAGAACCTGAGTTGACCATCACAGAATGCTTGAACTCAAACATCTTGGAAAATGCTCGTTCAAACTTATTGACTTCTTCACCAGCAGGTAACCACTTACCTTCTAAAAGAGTTGTAATTGCTGCAGCAACTTCACGTTCATCCCAATAGGGACCAGAATAAAAAATCTGATCCCCACGTTTCCAATTCTTATTCGCAAGATATGGAAACAGGGTTTCACCTTCACGCTGAAGTTGTGAAATAAAATTTGTTACTTTGTCGTTTACAGACATAAATCTTTGACAATAAATTCTAAAGAAAGTTTTGGTTCAAATCCAAGTGATTGAAGTTTTTTTGTGTCCATCCAGAAGTTTTCTGTCTGAACATTCTTATGGAACACGGGGGGTTCCATATTCGTAATCTTACCTTTTGACTTTATATAGTGGTTGGCAAGATGAATGATTTCACCAACGGATGTTGGTTTTCCAGATCCAATATTATAAATTTCGTTCAAGTTACCTTTGTCAATAACTAGTTTAATAGCACGACAAACATCTTGAACATGCATTATATCACGGCAATGTGATCCATGATTATAAAGTTTAATGTCATGATGAAGTTTTAGTTCATCAATCAACCAAGTAATAGCATTCTTTTTTCTAGATGCTTTTTGATCTCCCGCTCCAAGAACATTACACAGACGAAGAATACGATACTTCATTCCATAAGTTTCTGCGAACGACATAATAAGTTGTTCGGCACAACGTTTAGTAATGGAATAAAACCCAGTTGGTTCACAACGAGCATCTTCTGTTGCTGGCATGTATGGAGTTTTACCATACACAAACCAAGAACTAATAAAGTTAAATGTAATGTCTTCAGATCTACAGTGATCTAACACTTCACATAGGACTTTTAGATTAGTCTCTACATCAAGTGTAATTCTATCATGAACGTTATAATTGTCAACTGTAGAGATAAAATATAGAATATCTTTTGTCTTGGGTTTGCGTTCATCACGTTGCATTTCTATGCAACCATCATACATCTTTCTAAAGTTTCCACCTACAAACCCAGTACCACCATATAAAGAAATCATTTTTTTAGATACCAATCAACAGTCATTTTAAGTGCTTGATCAAAATCAAAGTGTGGGATCCAACCAGTTCGTTGTGTAAGTTTTTCAAAACTCATCCCATATCTTTTATCTTGTCCAGGACGATCTTGAGATACTCCAATCAAACTATGTGGTTTACCAAGAATATCTAAAATCTTTTTGGTGACATCAATATTTCTCAACTCACATTCACCACCAATATTAAACCGATCATTCATTACACGTTGCTCTTCAAGCATCCAAATAGCACGGCAATGATCATACACATATAACCAGTCTCTAATTTGATTTCCACCACCATACATATAAGTCACTTCATCCTTAAGTGCATTGAAGATTACCTTTGGAATGAGTTTCTCAATGTGTTGATGAGGACCATAATTATTACTACAGTTAGTAATGAGATAAGGTAATCCGTAAGTGTTGTGCCAGGTTCTGACATAGTGATCGGAAGCTGCTTTACTGGCACTGTATGGATTCCTGGGATCATAAGGTGTTTCTTCAGTGAATAATTCAGTATCTTCGTATTCTAATGATCCATAGACTTCATCTGTAGAAATGTGATGAAACTTTTGAATATCAATTGCTAGACTAGCATTTAGAAGATTGATAGTTCCTACAACATTAGATTCTAAAAATGGTCGATAGTTCTTAATAGAATTATCAACATGACTTTCTGCAGCAAAGTGAAAGACTTTGCGTGGTTTATATTTCTTGAAAATATAATCTACATGATTTTCATTTGTAATATCGCACCAAACAAACTCAAACTGCGGATCATCAGGAATAAACCCAAGATCCGCAGCATAAGTTAGATTGTCCAGAACGATGACTTTCTCGTTAGTAACCTTCCTCATATAATGAAGAAAGTTACTGCCGATAAAACCTGCACCGCCAGTAACTAAAAACATCAGTCCGTGTAATACTCACTACCTATTCTACCATAATCATCTTCCAATCGCACAATGTCATCTTCATGACATTTATCTCCATATTGAACTTCTATAAAAAGAACTCCATCATCACCAGCAGTCATGCGGTGACGGGAGTTGATTGGAATTTGAAAATGTTTGCCAGCATACACCCATTCAGTATACTCGTTTAGTTGAACTAAACCAGATCCTTCTACAATAACCCAATGTTCCATTCGATCATTGTGGTACTGAAGGGAAAAGCGTGCGTTTGGATTTACATAAATCCGCTTCACCTTATGGTGAGGACCATCATCGATATTTTCATACCAACCCCATGGTCGCTCCCTTCGTACACATGTACAATTCATTTTCTTAGAAATAATTTTTCAGGCTCGCCACCAATTCTTTGACTGGAAATTGGAAACCAGGCGGAGAAAAATTCCCCATCCGCACCAACGGCATTTTAGAGATGACGTAAACTCATAGGGGTCATAATTGACTCCACCACTTGATTTTTAGAAAATCAAGAAAACAAATCTATCAGTTTCGCAATTTCGTTTATGGAAAAAAATCCACATAGCACTAAAACGTCGTAAAGTTTAAGTTTAATTGCAAAAGGTATTGATAGAATACCACCAACACACTTGATAAGTAATCCATAACGAAAGTCTCCCCATAACATGATTTGATAACCAACTATGAGGAGAATATTGCCTAAGTATCGTAGAATACTAGATTTAGGCATTGGGTTGCTCCCGACCAGGGTTTTTATAGTCTCTCCATGACTTACACTAGAACACCTGCGTCCATAAGATCATATTCTACATTGTCAAGGATTACGTTGTAATCTTTTTCCGCATCGTCATAGAAGTATACGTTGCGAGATTTGTAGTATTTATAAAGCTTTTCGTAAAGTTTAGGATACTCTTCATCAAGATAAACAGTTCCTTCGACGGCAGCAGTAAGTTTTTTGATGTCCGTCTTGAACTTAGAAAAAAATGGACTGCGAGACATTTGTTGTTGAATGTTTACTGTTCTAGTATAGGATAAATGCCTTGGTATGTCAAGGCAATCGGGGTGACAGGATTCGAACCTGCGACATCTCGCTCCCAAAGCGAGTGCTCTACCAAACTGAGCTACACCCCGTGGTGGAGAATAGCGGACTCGAACCGCTGACAGCCTGCTTGCAAAGCAGGTGCTCTACCAACTGAGCTAATTCCCCAAGGCGGAAGCGGTTGGATTCGAACCAACGGTGCTACTAACACGGCAGTTTTCAAGACTGCTGCCATAAACCACTCGGCCACGCTTCCATTCATTATCATCCCAATGTCTTACAACGCCTGCAATAATAAATGCATTAGTCATAAAATATGTAGTGAAGATAATAGTGCGGATGATTGCAATATAATCTGCTTCATGATTTTTATCAGAAGATTTCTCACCTAATGCTTTGCACCAAAGTCTCCACATCAACGGATTTCAAATTCAAGTTTTTTAATTTTTCTTTGACGCCTTGCTTCTTGAAAAGCAAGATCATCTTGACTTAGTATACCAGTTTGCTTTTGCTTTGTCAAGCCTTCTGTGACAACGATTTGAGAAAGATCTACTGCTGAAATCTTGTCACCATAAATCGTTGCCTGATTTGGGCATCCGCAAACTATTCGCTTTGAGGAGCTCTTCAACTCCTTGCCGCATGACTTGCAGCGTATCGTTAATGTGTTTGAGTTCATTTCTAATATCGTCTAACTCTTCATGAATATCTTGATGATGAAACCTCAAAGGTTTTTGAATAATTTTTTTCAGTTTAGATGGTTTCATTTCAAAGTTGCTTTTGGTTATTTAGGCTATCGAAAAATTCTTTGCTTACAATTTTTGGATTATAACCTGGATAGAATTTTTTTGTAATAACCCCAATACCCATTGCAGTAATAGCACTGTCACAAAGTATCCAAACAGTTTTTGTATTACAATCCACTACATGTGGAAGAGGAAATTTATCTTTCATGTACTTATTATATCATGGGTGATGACAGGATCGAACTGCCGACCGCCTCGGTGTAAACGAGATGCTCTACCGCTGAGCTAATCACCCTGGAGCGAAATATCGGATTCGAACCGATGACATTCAGCTTGGAAGGCTGACGTTCTACCACTGAACTAATTTCGCAAGGTGTCGGTGAAAGGACTTGAACCTTCACGGGATACCCCACTGGAACCTAAACCCAGCGCGTCTACCAATTCCGCCACACCGACAAAAAAATGGGACTTACAGATTTCTCATGCCCGTTGCACTTCCTTCACACCTGTATAATATAGCAGAATTTTATTTCTCTGTCAACCCCGCCATGCTTTTAGTTCAGGAACATAGTCACAAATGTCAAATCCTCGCATATGATTTATCTTATGTATATGTTCAAAAACTGATGTTTTATTTTCTTTTCCAGAAGTTAAAGATTTTATCTTTTTCAAAGAAAGATCAGTTACTTTATTTAATTGACTATGAGTTAATATTTTATGTTTCTGTTCTTCAAATAATTTTTCAGGTAAACATTTAATACTGCATCCTATAGGTCCTTCTAAAACATTGACACAATTAATCCAAGTAATATACGGCTTATTAGAAAAATAATCAAAAATATCAGTTAGATTAAAATAATTAAAAATACTTAAGGTGATTGCAAGACTAGATTTTATTCCAGTATCCAAATACAATCTTTCCATATTTTGTACGGTGTTTTCAAATTTTGTACTTCTAATCCAGTCATAAACTTTTCCCACACCATCAACACTAGCATTAATATAAACTTTACTTGGGTTTCTTTTTAGAGTATCTATATGTTCCTGTTCCAATATAGACATATTTGACACAAAAGATACTTGACAAGATTTATTGATATCAAATAATTTATTTAAAATATAAAAATTATTTTTATCGACAAAAGGTTCTCCACCTTTTATCATCATCCAATCTAATCCTGGTAAAATTTTTACTATTTTTTCAATAGCAGTTTTAGATAATTTTACAACAGGACTTGGGGCATTTTCATATTTAACCCAAGAAGAACTATATCGACTATCACACATTGCACAAGTAGCATTACATAAATTGCTAGTTGTGAATTCTAAAAATCTTATATGCGTTGATTTTATTTCGTTTGGGTATTTTTCGTTAATAATATTCTTAAAAGTAAATTTATTTTTATTACTAAAACACCCAGCACAAGGATTAATATCAGCACAATTACCTGCCAACATTTGTTCTCTTACATAATTTAATTTTTCAGATTTACTAAAAAACTCCTGAAGATTTTCAACTTCATCTATAGAACAGATGGTATAATCTTCACTAATTCCATTACAACAATAATTTATTTCTCCCCGAGGACCAATTACAAAACCAGTAAAAGGAGCTTTACATATATCAGACATTATTTTATTCCCCAAATTTGCAATGATCTTCTTGGATAAGGTGCTGTGGATGAAACTTGTACTACAGAATGGCTTTCGGATTCTGTATTTACTACAAGCATACCAGGTTCGGGGCAAAGGGCATGTAATTGTTTTTCCTTATCTTCCCACAAAAACAATCCTCCCCACTTTTTGTTCCATTCATTCAAATATAAAGTAGCACCAAATTTATAGTTGGCATCAGTATGCCAACGAATACCAGAATTTTTTAACCACACATTATAATTAATTGATAATTTATCATGTAGTGGTGGTAAGTGCAATAATAATTCTTTTTTTATCTTTTGTTCTAAAAGAAAAGATACATCTGCAGATAAACAAACACCAGGAACATCAGCAAATAATCCTTCGTCCCAGGTAGTTTGATTAGATGACCATGCACGTTGTGATATAAGTGCATCTATTTCTTGATTACACAAATCAATTAATTCTTTTCTAATTGCCTCAGGTATTACTTTCATGTTTTTGTCTATAGTATTGACGTATCATTTCATGATCTAATTTAATTCCAGACAAAAACTCGGTATATTCTAATCGATCATAATCAGCAATAAAGTGCCTTGCTCCAGATTGTAATCTTAAATATGAAGAAAATTTATTAACTTTTTTTTCTAAATCAATATCATCATACCACAAAGTTAAGTAAATTTTACTATGTAGTGTATCATATGTTAATGTTGCATTTGAAAACATAGTATATAACTCTCGATCATAAATTCGACAAGGAATAACAAGATCATTAATTCTAATAAGATCCTTTCTTCCAACCAATTTTAAACCACCATTTAGATGGGGTTCTACTATATCTTGAGTATTATTATGACGATTATATATTGGAATAATAGTTTCTAAAGTTCCATTTTCAAAAGTAACTGGATAAAAATCATCCATAAGTTCAAACCTTTCAGGTGAAAATTTAGGATCATTTCCATATTGCATCATTATAGGACCAGATGTTTCACTCGTTCCATATAGACTTATAATATTTTTTATCCTACCCAATCTAATAAATTTTAACCACTCTGGACGAATAGCAGTCAATGTAAAAACTGTTAGATTTGGATTTTTAGTTAGTTTATTAAGAGTTTCATCTAAAAGATCAGCATAAACAATTTGCAAACTATCGCAAAGATTGCTTATAGTATTTGGTTTATTAAGTTCTTTAGATGTAATATCATCTGTAGTGCAGAAATAAATGTTTTCTGTCTTTTCAGATAAAACAGATGGAACATAGAATGTTGCTAAACTACTTCCGTGTGTAGGTCTTCCAGTAATCATAATATTCTTACCCATGTAAGACGTATTACGTTTACTTACTGCATAAGTAAATTCGTGAGTGTGTTCAATTCTTTTTGGTGCCCCAGAAGTTCCACTACTAGTAGATAAATGATGGACTGTTTGTTCAGTAGCCCATATTTCTTTATTATCTGTGAAGTCATTTGGTTTTTCAACCAAAACTTTATCACATATCATAGAATAAAATTGATGTTTAGTTAGATCTTTTAAATCTTCTTCATCTGCAATAAAATAATTAATTGGTAATAAAGTTTTTATTTTACTATCTGAATAATATACTGACTTTTGCAAGAAAGAATTTACAATAGTAGACCCTAACCCAAGCTCAGCGGCGGCAATAAATGCTGCTAGATTATTAAATCCTCTAGTAGGAGCAACTAAAATGGTTTCTCCAAGTTTAGCTCCATTTTTTATTAAAATATTTTTATAAGCGTTAATTAAATTTACTAAATCCTGGTATGTTTTTACTTCAAATTCTTTAGATCCAGAATTATAATCATGATATACAATATTTTTATTAATTACTTCTCTAGTAATAATCATTTTTTATACTGATCAATATAATTTTGATATTCATTGTTTGGATGATTTACCAAACGTTTGTGATAAAAATCAATAACAGTTTTTGCTGCAGTACCTTGAAAAAATGCTGGGACAATTCCATGAACAATACTGGAACATCCAACCAAAATCATTTTAATACCAGCATATGTAGCCCAAATCAAGTGACTACTATAAGTCTCTTGACTTTTTTTTAAATGATCTCTACTATACTTTAACATAACCAAAGTTTCTTTGTGGTTATTTATAAGCTACTTGTCGGACTTGAACCGACGACCTACGGTTTACAAAACCGTTGCTCTATCCAGCTGAGCTAAAGTAGCAACTGGGGCGGCAGGGATCGAACCTGCGACCTAGATGTTAACAGCATCCCGCTACTACCGCTGAGCTACACCCCATTAATTAGATATTCTACTGTATTTGCAACATCATTCATTGCTGCTCTAAGATCTGGTTGTTGCCCAGATTCTTGTTTTACAACTGGTTTTTGATCATCTGTCAAAGTCCAACGCCACAGTTTTTGTGGTTCAGAATACCAAAGATTAATTTTCATGTTTGAAATATTCAAGCTCGACCCAGTTCAAAAGTGTTTGAAATGCTGTAATTGACGCTTGTGTACAGTTATCGTCTTTTAATTTTTGCACATAGTATTCTAATGCTTCGATAACCATCTGTCGATCTAATTGTGATAGTAATGACATAATTTTCCCTAGTAAAGGAACGTC